TTTACCATCATTATAGAAATTGATGACTTTAGTATTTCCTGATTTCCAATCTTTCTCTTGATTGATTGCTTCAATCATTTGTGATTCAATCTTACGCATGATGTGTGTTAGTAGTGTGAAAAATGTTTTGGGGGTCAGTGAAGCAAACTCTCAGAAACAATGCTAGGAGAGAAGTGGGAGTGAGAAGACTGAACCCTTATACTATAGGACCACTTTAGAGGTAACTAACTTTAATCACAACTCACTTAGCATCTCATTAAGTTCAATAATGTTGAGAGAATCATCATCCCACTTAACACCATCAGGAGTTGCAGGACTCATCTCAATCAACATGTGTGAAAGTGACTTATATCCATGCTCTGCCCATCCTCTGGCAAGATCATACAAACCTTCATCATTTTGCAACCAAAGTGAAACATTCCAGGTTTCATAATTAGTCCATCCATTGTAGGATTGGTCTGTGAGTTGTGTCTGATAGGTTGAAGTCATTGTTTGAGTGGTATCCATACTATAGGTCCAGTTTAGAGGTAACTAACTTTAATTCAAACTAAATTGCATCTATTTCAGTGTTAACTACAGTAGTGATTGTTCCATCCTCATTGAGAAACTCATACATTACTTTATTATGAGAAATGTCTGCTTTTCCAACTAGAATAGCAGTAGCAATGATAAACTCAATCATGATTAGTTAATAGGGGTGATGTTAATTTCTTTACAGTTTGGAAAGTTATTCATTGCCCATTGTTCTAGTTTGTTGTTTTGTGATTTAATGCCCTTTTGTGTTGTTGGTTTGGTTGGCATTGTTTTCTCAAAAATAACACCTTTGCCACCCTCTAGAGTGACATCAATTTTGTAAGTTGCTGTGGTGGTTTTCATCAGTTGTGTGTTTTGTTTAGATAATTTTGAAACATATCAGTCCATTCTTTATGACTTAGATTGTCAAGATAGTTGTGAAGAAATTCTGTCATAAATTCTGGGTTAGACAGATAACCTTCAATGACTCTATCCTGAACACCATCTTTTCTGAATTTGTTAAGTTTTTTCATAATCACATTCCATTCATAAAGTCATGCAACTCAGCATGATACTGTTCTTCAGTATCAAACTGCCTGCCATGGATTACACAGGGAAATGTTTTCTTTTGAAACATTGTTGATGCTACCTGAACATCTTGTTTGTCATAACCCATCTCAACTAGGGTTTGAATGTAGGGGTTTTTGTGTGTCATAATGATTCAAGGATAAAAGATCTTGCCTGATAAGCAGTGAATTGATTGGAGAATGTTGCGATCTTTTGCATATCTTCCTTCCAATACAATGCCCACTTATGTGAACCCCATACACCCTTAACTAGGATGGGATTGTCAATGCCAAGGGGATAAGGTTTCATTGGTTGGTTGCTTACACTATAGGACCAGTTTAGAGGTAACTAACAATCTATCAGAAAATGTTAGTCCACCTTTTGTGTTGCTCTTGTGTGATTCTGAAGTCTTCTAATGCACTATCACAGACTCTACAAAATACATCAAATTTCTCTAGTCTGTCCATGTTAGGATCAATTTTGTTTGCAGTTTTACCTACAATGTCAAGAACTTGTTTTTTAGTCATGCTGCCTCATCAAAACCAAACATTTGCTCAAACAAGTTATCACAATCATCAGCAGATTCTCCTGCCTCTTGCATCTCACAAATCCTGTCAAGTTCATCTCTCATTGCTACTAACTCAGACTGCTTTGTGCGTAACTTAAGGAGTTCTTCATTGATATAATGCAGTCTGGTGTTGATACCAATTCTGTCTAATCCATTAACAGCAGTCACAGTGTGATTCATGTTGTTAATCAATACTTTTTTGTCAGTGATAGTGAATTTCATAATTTTGAAGTGTGCTTATGCTATAGGTCCACTTTAGAGGTAACTAACAATCTATCTACAGTTTTCCACTCACATTTGCATCACCAATCACATAAGTGTAATCTTTCATTGTACCATCCTGCTCACATTTAAGATGCCATCTGGTCATCTTAATTGCCTCATCTTTCTCTAGGGAGGTAAGCATCTTCCTCCCTTCTTTTGTCATGGTAGAGTGCAAATCAAACCTAGTTTTCCAGACATAAAATGTATCATCAATCAATTCTGATCCATCAGGAATCTCAACAATTTGTTTGTCTTCAGTCACTAGAATGTTCATAGGGGTTGTTATATTTATTAACGAATGTAAAGAAAAGAACCATGCTCATCACAAATATCTGGGTTATCTGCTAATTGATTGATCCAGAACCTGATACCTACAGCAGGTGCTTTGTATGATGCTGATTTATAGCAAGCACCAGTATTTTTATCAACAAACATAACACAACTCCTGCCCCTGTTTCTCTCACCATTGACAACCATGAATTGCCATACTTTAATATATTTCCTTCCTACTTCATATTCCCAATTAGTATAAACACACCTGCCTGATTCAATAGAATTGACCTTCCACTTATTATTAACAGTTTCAAGCAATGCTTCAAGCAGAAAGAGAGTTTTATCAGCACCAAGGTTGGTGATAGAAAGTTCAGCAGTTTGCATTAGAAAAGTGTGATAGGGTTGAAATGTTTGATCAATAATGTTCATTCAGCAGCAGCATATGCTTCAGTGAATGTATCATAGAAACTATCCCATGCTGTTTCATTCTCTACAAATCCATCACATTCCATCATCTCACATACCCAATCATATGCCATATCAATGTCAGCATTTGATTCACTGACAAACTGACACATTTGACCCATAATGTCATCCCATTTTGCTTGTTGCTCAGGTGGTGTTAGTTGGAAGATTGTTTTTGCCATTGATTGTGTTCTCATACTATAGGTCCACTTTAAAGGTAACTAACTTTAATTCTTTGCAAATTTGCCTGAGTTGAAGTTAGCATAAGCAAAGCAAGGACGATCAACTAGTTTGAAAGTTCCATAATCATTTGACATAACAAACCCCTCACCATCAACCTCAATGTCATCATAGATGAAGGACATTGGGGCATCATTGATGATGAAACTGTCCATAACTTCCTCTTTCATCTCTACCACCATCAGGTAAAGATTGACAAGGTAGATGTCACCCAACACATCAAGTAAAACAGTGTCAGTAAGGTCAACACCCTCCCTAATCAATCCATTGATGTTACGGAGTGCCACAGATGCCTCTGAAGGAGACATAAACTGTACCTTGCTTGTATCTAAATCAGTGATGTCAAACTCAGTTGGTGGCATACGATCAACTGAAGGTTGTACCCACTTGATGATAGCAGTATCATCAAAGATTTCATCCAGTGGTTCACAAATAGCATTACAAAATTCACCAGCAATAGTTACTTTAGTGTGAGGTGCAATGATAAGTTTTTGTGAAGGTTTCTCTGCAAAAACATATGTTAGGGTATTTTGTTGCACAATGTGAGTGCGACCAAACCCCAACCAATCACCCCAATAGATGTTCTCAGTTCTAGGCAGATACTTCAGGCAATGTGATAGAACCTCAAACACTTGCATTTGATGACCAAAGTGCTTGTAAAGGTCATCATGATTGTAACACTTTCTGTCTTTCTTCTTGTTAAATGCTGCCTTTGTGCAGACAAAGAACTCACCATTGTCAGGATTGGTGCCCCAAACTAATGACATACCATCCATCTTCATGGATACTTTGCTTTCTTTGCAGTAAAGTGCTTCAATGGCAGACAGGTCACCAGTCAAAATGGTGTCCTCAGGATGTTCAATGTGTGTCTGAGTCATTTTAGTGCTTGTCATACAATGGGTCCACTTTGTGGGTAACTAACAATCTTCTTACGTTTTTTCTGGTGCTTTGCTATAAAGTTTCTGGCAGATTGTGTGTTCCTGCATATCTTGATGATGTTTGCTTGATGAACAATAGCAAGTTTATTTCCATTGATAGGAACTGCTGCATAGAATAATTGTGCATCATCCCAATCACCTATAGTGAAGGATAATGGTCCTGGATTAACATCCAGGATGTTACTATTTGTTGGTTGTCCTTTCATCCCCAATGCTCCATCCACTCATCTAAAGTGTATCCTTCACCTGTGCTAGTTTCTTCCACTAACTCATCAATGGTCATTTTAATCAAATACTGATGGTATTCTTCTGGAGTTTGATCTACTTCTGGATCAAAATCATCATGGCAGAGATAATCATATTCTGCCACAAGTGCATCAATTAGTTGTGTTTTAGTGTAGTTCATTACCTCTTCACAATAGAATCAAGCATCTCACCTTTTTCAAATACAGTGTCAACAACCCTCTGAATACTTCTCTCAGTGGCAACACCTACATTAGAATAAACAGGCACACAAAGCATACCATAAGTCTTAGACTTCTGCCCAATTCTAATCACCCTACCAATGGTTTGAGTCATCTCAATGGCATCCATGTTGCGCATGAACACAACACCTTCCAACTCACTCACATTGATACCCTCAGACAGGATTGACCTGTGAAGAACAACAAATTTCTTGCTAGGATCTTTGCCCCAAGTGTTCAAGGTGTCAAAGAATTTCTCCCTAGATACTTTCTTGCCATTGATTACAGCACCAGTTTTAGCAGTGATGTAGAGGTAATTGTAGTCTCTTTGTTGCAACTCATATACAAAATCTGTTTGCATAAGTTGCGTCAACTGCTTGGTGGTCTTGACACAAACAAGAATCTTTTTCAGTTCCAAGTCATCAATAGATGCCATAATGTTCTCTGCATCCATATTAGGAGTGATGGACTTTACAGGGTGCTTATCCATCTCAATCACCTTAACTTTAGGTGGCAAAATGTAACCACCCTCCACCAGTTCAGGTGCAGAAACCCTAGCAATCACCTGACCATAAGTTTCAACCCAGTTCATGCCTGGTTTATGTGCAACAGCAGAACATTTGCGTGTAGCAGTAAAGAAGAAGGCACGATCTGCCTTGTCAGCAAGTACATCAGTGGGACCATAGAAGTGACGCTGAACACTGTTATGTGCCTCATCAAAGTACACAGTATCAATGTCAATTCCACTCTCTACGATACGATGCAGACTGTGATAAGTGGTAAAGATAAGACTATGAACACCAACAGTTTTGCACATTTCATTGGCAAGTCTAATCTGCTCAGGTTTAGTGGTTCTGAAATGTTTGGTGTCACCACTGTGAACATGAATTGCATTTGCATTATCAATGTGCTGAAGATAATCATCACAGAGTTGATTAGCAAGCAACAATCTAGGAGCAACCACAAGGATTGTCCTGTGCTGCTTAACCTCAAAACGCCACATTGCATCCTTAATTTGAATCAAGGTCTTGCCACCACCAGTAGGAACAATAACTTGACCCAAAGAATGGGTGCGCAGAGTGTTAAGTGCAGTTTGCTGGTGTGGACGAAGGGTGATCATCAATGTGTGTCTCTGTAATATAGGTCCAGTTTAGAGGTAACTAATAATCTTACATACCATTTTGTCTTGCATATGTTCACAAATTACTTGATTCCATAGGGAGAAATATAACATAAATCCCCCTACACATACAAGTGTAACTAACACTATCTTCATACTTTCTTTCTCTGAACAAGATTAATTTGCACACTTTCAGTAGGATACCTTGCTTCTACAAGTTCCTTGATGAAACTACGCTCTGCCCTGTCAGATTCAATCTCAAAATTGTGTTTAATTCCACGTGAATCTCTCCAATAACCACTACAAGTAAAATACATTTCAGATATTCTCCTGCTCTTCTTTCTTCTTACCAGCATTAGATGGTCCGACCCAGATACGACCTTCTTCCTTCCAGAATGTGATAAATGCCCTGCGAAGTTCCATCAGTTCATCATAACGTGATTGCTGTTCTTTAGTAAGAGAAAAGTTTTGAGTCCTCCAAATTTGCTTGAGTGATTGAATTTCTTTGAGCACAGTAGAAGAGTTGTTCATGATTAATTGTTGATGTGAATTGCTTGGACAGTTTCAATGAGGTTTTTTACACTTTCTCTAGTGTATCCAATAGCATAAGGTGCTGTTTTCTTACAGTTTTTAGGATCACTAGAATCACAATTATAGTCCACACCATCAAGAACCTTGAAGATGTGCTCAAGTGACTCCATAATCACCTCAAACTGTGTCTGAGAGAGTGATAGAGGTGGCATTGCTTTGTCCATACACTAGAGGTCCAATTTAGAGGTTACTAACAATAATTAAGAAGGAATTGCTACTAATTCAGGTGACTTTCTCCTATCAAAGGAGTGCATATCATAGCAGATCCATTCTTGCTGCTTAGTCCATACATAAGCATACTCTTCATTGTTATCTTTATCAAGATACTCACTCAAAGACAATACATTTGGAGGACAATCTTCACCCCTTTCAGAATAGTATTGAGGACCAAATTCTGACTTCTTTTCAATCTTACCATCAGAATTGCGGAAACTATCATCAGTCCAACAGACTGACATGTCTCCACCATCAATCAGTTCTGTTACTTTCTCCTCTGTATTATACTGCTCCTTGAGTGTTTTACCCAACCAATCAGGATAAGAATCCCAATGATGGTAAGCAGAGATAATAGAACCATCAGTAAGTTCATAACCTATACGACCCCTAGTTGCCATGGTGTGTGAGTGTGTGTGATTACACTACAGGACCACTTTAGTGGTAACTAACAATAATACCTATCAATATCCCTTACTAGATGTTGCTGGAGGTAATGCTTTTACCTTCTCTTTAGCAGGAGATGCTGGTTTATTGGGTGAACTTACTGGTGCTTTGGTATTATTTTTTGCAGGTGGTAATGCCTTTTTAGGTCCACTACCTGTAACCTTTTTAGGACCCATAACTGTAACTTTCACAGGTTTAATGCCTGATTGTGTTGCAGGTTTGGATTGTGGTCTCTTTTGAATAGCACTAGAACCACCAGAAATTGCCTTTCTCTTAACTAAATCAGGTCTCTGTGCTGTACCTAACATAGGTCTAGTTTTAGCAGGAGAGAGTTTCTTTTGAGCAGCAGTCTTAACTGCTTTCTTAACCATATCAGTAGATGATCTCTTTGCTAATGCACCACCTTTTTCAGGTTTTGGTGATGCTTCTTTATTCTTAATTCTATATGTTCCATCTGGTTTCTGTGTTGAACCAGCAGTATTTTTACCAGCATTTCTTATACTTTGTGCTGCTCTTTTAGCAAGTCCAGTGCTAGGTCTTTTCTTAAATTTAGCAGTTGTTCCACCTTGTGTGCCTGATGTAGGTGAAGAACCTGAACCATAGGTTGTTGAATGTTCAGGATCTTGGTAGTTTTCACTCATTCTTTTATGGACTCTGCCCATAATCTTGGTTCTACCTTTAGCATCAGGATTCTGACCAGTTTCTTTTTTATACTTAGCAGTTTCTTGATCTTTGAAAGCATTACGAACAATAGTTTCACCTTTTCTGTGAATTGCCATTCTCTCCTTTCTAGTGTAACCAGATGCTTTTGCTGGTTTATACTTAGGTGAGACAGGTTTAGACTTCTTAGTAGCAAGAAGTTTAGATGCTTGCTTACTAGCATCTGATGATGATGTGGTGTCCTTCTTCACCTCACCACCAGTTTTTCTTGCTGCTATTCTTGCCTGTGCTGCTTTCTTTCTTTCTGCTTTTACTTTATCTGCATATGATTGTTTTACTTCAGCACTACCTCTTTCTTTAGTTGGTGCTTGAACTCTGTCTGATTGTTGTCTCTGCTTGCCAATATCTGCCCTTGGTTTGTAATCTTTAGCAGGGACCATCTTGCCCCCACCTGCTGCTTTCATCCTACGCTTTTCAGGTTCAGTTTTCTTTCTTTCAGGGCGAATTCTACCACCTTCACCTGTCTTTTTAATTTGAGATCTGCCTTGTACTTCAGGGTCATAGACCTCAAACATTTCCCTAAAGTTTTTCATTCTGACAATACCTGAGCGCCAGTCCAACCACCATTCTTTCCAATTGGATTTACCATTTCTGCATTAGCAGAATCTGCATCAACATAATCTTTCTTATTAGCAGCATCATCAGACCATTGACGATTGCCTTCATAATACATATCCTTGCTGCTATCTAGGATGTGTGGTTTTTTGATATAAAATGCCATGTGTAGTCTTTAACTCTATATGGTTATTTAGACCACACACGCACTATGATTAACTAATTTAGTGCCACTCAGATGGCAATGAAAGATCTTCAACATAGGAGTCCACTGATTCTGTGCCTTGAATATCAAGCAATTTAGACCAATCAATCTCATGTGGATTGAAATCACTCAATACATCTAGATCAAGGGTGATACGATAGCGTTGCTTCTGTGCCAGTGTGAAGGAAGGCATAGTGGACTCCTGAACTACTTTGTTATCTTAGATCATTAGGTAGAATTGGTCAAGAGCAAGTGGACACTATAGGTAGTGTCCATAACTAAGTCTTATTTATTTAATAAAACCTTCTTTCTCTAAGTATTCTCTTGTCAAAGGTGTTGGTTCGTATACTTCCCACATATTACCATTGGCACAAGCAGCAAGAGCATTCATTGTCATCTTTTCAGTTCTACCTGCCCAACCTGCTTCTGCTTCCCAAGGTACAGCAGATTTTGGATATGTACGTTCTGCTAATACACGCCATAACATAGGAACTTCATCCTCTGGTTTAATAATAGCAATCAGAGAGTTATCAATAGTGCCTGCCATACAATCCTGTGCAGCGTGCCATCCTTCATGACGCATCACCATCATTAGTGTAGCAGGACTATTCATAAACTTCCTGTTTAGAAAGAAATTATTAGAGACAGTATGATAAACACCACGATGTCCTTCTGGGAAATATTTTTCATCAGCAAGAAATACTTTTACACCTACTTGATTCAGTGATAAAAGCATATTGTTAAATTCATTTGCTACTGGTGTAAAGTCTTCCCAGTTATCATATTCATGAGAAACATCAAGGAGAGAGAAAACTTCTTCCACACCTTCAGTGCATTCCTGAAGAAGCATACAACCCATACTATGAGGAGTTTTCCAATTCTTAATTTCAGGGTCAGCAATAGCAGGTGCAGCAGTGAATCCATGCAATGTTGCACAAACTGCTAACAATGACAATACTCTTTTCATTTCAACCTCTAGCGTTTTTTAATGTAGTTAATAAGTGCATGTTTCCATGAATGTATCCTGCTACAATTATAGCAAGTGTGCAGATAAAAATCAAGCACAATGTCAATACATGTGGAAGATTTGATTGTTCTTCAGATTTCACAATCCCAAAAGTCTTTGCGTGATTTGATATATTCTAATTCATGCCAATAAAAATGTTGACAAACTAAAAGGATATGATTCTTTCTGTGTTTATGATGACTTGTTAAATCACAAATTGGTTTATCACTAACACCCAATTCAATAGAAATATATTCTTCATCAACAAAATATACCCAACCTTCATGGATAGTTCTGTTATGATGCCATTTGACATAATCATGCAGTTTTGGCACATATTCATGTGCCATTCTGTCTTTACGAGTTTCCATTGATATCATTTATGTCAGTTGGAATACCAATTAAAGAAATTGTTTCTTGTTGCTTGAGATATAGTTTGATATAACACTTTAACAAATCCTTCAACATTTTAATGTCATCCATATCATCAATTGCCCTTGAGTGTTTTTCATACTCAAATTCTTTGGATGGTTTACTAAGTTCTATTGAATTGGGATCTAAACTCATTGGAATGCTGCCATTAGTGGGTTTAATTCTAATACCATAGCAGAATAAGGGGAAGTCAATGCAATATCTACTACCTTCCCTACTTTTTTGTGATTGATTGGTGAATAATATGCACCAGTTTTTTTATTCACAAATCCCCAGACTGAACTGGGATGACCTCCACAATATGTAAAATATCTTGTTTTATTTTTAATCCATATCCTGGTAAATTTAGTATTGAAGTCTTCACTCCAATACTCATATCCTTCAGGTGCCAGATGTGGTGGATTTTCCATTGTTTTCATAACTATAGAGAAGGTCAAGCATCTTTTGACGCAATTCCATCAATTCATTATAGCACTCTTGGTTATGAGCGCAACCCCTTAGTCTGCTGTCAGGTTTATGAACACTCTCAATCATAAGACCAAGAGCTGCTTTTTCCTTGTCAGTCATACGTCAAACACCTTGCACATAGGTGAACCTGGGTGGTCATCACAGAACTTGTCTAATTCTTTATCCTGATGACGATTATGCCAATCAGCAATTTTACCATCATGTTCAGAATCCCATTCATCATCTGAATGTTCTTCATTAGTATGAAGTTCTACTTTGTACTCATTGTACTTATCATTGGGGTCATAAAGTGGATCAGATGGATCTCTTTGTCTTGGACTAGACATAATTTTTAGGTTAGAAAGGACGATACTACTCTACTACGTTCTTCATCAAGAAGGGCAAATTTTGATGCCTTATTGATGTTCTCTCTCAATTTTCCATAACAACCTATATTTAGTTCCTCATCCTCACAGACAACAACATCAAAACATTGTTCATCATTGTCTGCAATGACACTCCACTGTCCACCATATTCAGACTGTGGAAAAGGAATAAAATGATCAATTAGATAGAGATACTTCATTGACTCCTGGAATACCTTAATACTATACTACTTTTTTAGTTTTCTGACAAGGTATTCTGCCCACTCTTCCATCTTATCAGGATGGATTTGAGTGATACCACCTTCTTCAACTGCTCTCCTCATTGATTCCATTTCCTGTGTCTTCAGTTTTTTGTTCTGGGGTAGAGACATAGTTTCCAAAAGGGTCTGTTTTTAGATAGGTAACAACATCATCATAAGTGACGTCATTTAATTTAGTCCTATAAGGATTATCAAATTTAGATACCTCAGTTACAGTATTGTTCCAAGCACGTTGTGATGCTTTTTCATACTGACGTATATAGACTGGCATAAATGCAGTCATGGCGGCAGATAAATCTACAATAGCATCTTGATCACCACAATTTACAGCATCATTCAAATCATCAATCATCCCATCTAAGGTAATAATACGATTGAATGATTCTTCAAGATCATTCATTACTTCCCACGTTTTGTTGTAAGTAATCATTTGATTGTACTCCAGTTAGGATCATTTTCTTTTGACATCCAGAAGTGATACCTTCCAGAGATAGAAGCAAGAAACATCTTCTCTTGGTCTTCCTGTTCTACTCTACACGAATGCAGTTGATCCATCAAGTTATGGAAACGATTCTTTGCCTTACCACTGATAGGTTTTACAGTTACAAACTTGGTTTTCATAGAGCTCGTAGAACCTCATCTCAAAAGCAACAAAGCAATTATAGACAAAAAAAAGAGACCTGTCAAGGTCTCTGAGACAGTTCTTAAGGTGTCCTTAGACTATCTAACCCTATCCCAAGCACAATGTGCTCTATGACCATCCTGAAGCACATAATGAAAGAATATTTGATGGTAGTAAGGTTCAAATTTCTTACCAAATACACTTTTATTTTCACCTGGCATAGGATTACGCCAATGTGGTCTCTCACATCCCTTATAAACCATACCATCACCTGGTTTTAATACTAATGATTTTTCCTCACCAGGAATAACAATAGCAGTTTTCTTTTTATCAATGTAAGTATCAGGTGTTTTTATATAAACAGGCCAATTAGCATCCTCACCTTCAAGAGTGGTGCTAACATGCACAGTTACAGAAATTTCACAGGCATCACGATCAACGTGTTTTGCTAATGATTGTCCTGGATAATAAAATCTATCATAATAGTAAGTATTATATAATTTACGACCAATTATATTTTCTAGTTTTTTACGTACACCAGAGTGAATTTTTCTATATTGTGGGTGCCAATATCTTGAAGTAGAACCCTCTACCTGAGATTCAACAGGAGTATGAGTAAAATGCTCTGGATTCTTATCATAGAAGTTATATTGTCCTTTTAATGGTGGAACTGAATGATATAATGCATCAACACTCCATAAATTTTTAATCAAGAGAAATCCATTCTTGTCAAAACTATCATTGCGAGTCCATGCAGTTCCAGTATTCTTCCTTTCCTGCATCATTATCTGCTCATCCATTTGTTCTGTCATTATTTCCACCTTGGACCCACTGTCCAACCAACAATAGACTTACGCACACCTTTAGTTACTTTAAGAACCCTATGTTGTGTACGAGAATCAAACAAAACAATAGTTCCTCTTTTGCGTGGAACAATGTAAGAATTACCTGCTTCATCTAATAGTTGCACATTACCACCCTCATAGTCATCAGGGTCAGACAACTGCATTGCAAAGGATAATTTACGTACCATTTCTACATTTTCATTTAGGAAGTCTTGTCCTAGACCTTCTGCTCTATTACCAACCGATACTGGTTTATATTGTGATGCAAGTCCAGCATCATTATGCCAACCATAGAACATTCCTTCACCATATCTAGTGTATTGCATTGATTCACCATCAATACACCTCAAATCATATAAGAAGTTTTCTCTATTTGCTCTTTGAATATAGTGCCACAAAAAACCACCCAACCAATGAGTAGTGGGAATCCAAGCATTTTGTGAATTTCTTTTATCTTTATTCAGCGCATCTCCATGTAGTTTGGAGTCTCCCATTTGCTCATCAAAAGTGTCAGCAACATCTCTTTCAATGATATTCACAATGTCTTCAGGTAAATCAGTGAAGTACCAAATTGATTGATATGCCATGCACCTATGATGAATTCAATCTATTATATATTAGTTTGATTGAAGTGTCAATGTTTATCAGTTTGTTTGATAGTTGATAAAGAAATTACCACGATTGTTATTTTGCCAAAAATCATGAGTACTTTGTAATGTTCCAGTAGCTGAAGTTTTTAAATTTATAGTAGCATAAGTTTCATTGGGATGCGGAGCCATAGAAGGAGTGTTAGTACATGAGGTAGCTGAATTATCAAACCAAACCATAGCACCTCCACCTGTGAATGTGGTTCCTGGACTATTAATAACAGTAAAAGGTAGACTTAGAATTCGTCTAGCGTTACCAGTCCCCATACTGTTTGGTCTTAATCCACCCCAACATTGAACTGACTTACCAATTTTGATATAATATCCCCACTGAATGTCATAGGTAGCAGTACCGCCAATATTGGGAGTCCATGTTCCCTCTTCATAATCGTCTAATGTATTTGCTGCTGTGGCATCAACACCACTTCCAAGTTCAATACCATTAGCAAATGATACAACACCACCCGAATGAATTCTCATTCTTTCTGTTGGTGATGATGCTCCGTCGGCAGTAGTGGAGAATACAATTCGACCTGGATAGTCACTTGATCCAGAATCAGCGTCTGCGTAACATTCAATACCAGCATAACTAGCACCTGTATTGTCTCCAAAATTGATAAGACCTATCTGGTTATTAGCACCGAATGCTGCTTGTCCCCTTTGTAAGGAAATATGACCGGCTCCTGCGGGTGTGCTTGGATACCCTTGAACAACAATATTTGCGTACTGTCCGTTTCCAGCCGTAGGGCTAGTAGTCGTCCCAAACAACACCCTGCCACTTGAATCTATAAGAAGTCTATCAGCATTGGCAGTGCCTAACTTTAATTTGTCACCATCATGGTCATATGTGATATAACCACGATATTCTGCAACACCTGATGTTCCATCAGAGAAATAGATATTACCTCTATTCGCAGTTCCACTACGAATGGTCATTCCAGTATGACCTGAAGTTGCAACAGTTAAATCATCTGCGTTTGCTTCACCTTCAGTTGTGGTTCCTAGCAACATCCGACCACTTGTATCTATTACAAGTCTATTAGACGATGCCGTTGCATCTCTTACTACCCATGAATCGGATACATCTCCCCTTAACCCAGTATGCCAAGTTCTATCTGGATTTTCTTGTATTAGAATAGGATTGAAACCCCCATCACCTGTTTCAATCTTAATAGCAGAGGTAGTAGCACCAAAGACATGAAGTTGATTATCTGGTGAAGCAGTTGCGATGCCGACATTACCATCTCCATTTATTCTTACAACCTCCGTTGTAGATCCTCTAAAAATATGATCACGATTACTGGATGAAGTGCTATAAAAAATATTTCCACTATTACCCAAAAATGAAGCAGTTGTTGATCCGTCAGTATCTATTAAATTAAGTGTTGGTGTTGCATTTTCAATATTAATATTACTTCTAAGTGTTCCACCAATTGATACATCTCCAGAGAAAGTACTGACACCAGTTACAACAATACCAGATGGAGCTCCAATGGCACCACCAAGTCTGTTTCTTATATTGTCAACATTAATCTGTGACATCTTATTCTTCTTTCTAGTTATTTATGATGATGCAATATAAGTACCACCAAATAGCAATTCCTGGTTGGTTGATGTTGTAGTAAAATTACCAACAAAGAACCTCGAACCGCCTTCACCATCTAGTCTGCACTGGGTGCCGCTTTTATTTGAATCTTGTGACTCTGAATTGCTATTCAACAACATAGTAACCAAACCATTATAATTTTCACCGTAGGTCATAGCATAAGGAAGACCACCAATGTGACAACTAACACCGTATGCAATAGTTCCACTAGCTCTAAACCTCAATCCAAAAGTTACCTGTCTACCAACTTTGACATATTTGCCAGCCACAGTCACTGTACCAGAAGTTGTGAAACTATTAATAGTAGGAGTAAATGTTCCTTCTTCATAATCATCAAGAAGTTCAGAAGTCATTGTTCCTGAACCATTACCAGTAGCAGAGAAGTCAATACCATGACCATTTGCAACTACAAGATTGCCATCAGAAATAGAAAGATTGCCAGTAGCAAGTAAACTTATATCATAATTATTTGATCCATCGCTGCGAGAGGATCTTAAAGTAAGACTGCCATTAGTAGAAGCATCTGATCCATAACAACGAATTTGTGCTAGTCCACTGCCTTCTTCTCCAAGGCGCATTGAATTTGCCCCATGTGCAGTATTTTGACCCGTAATTGCAATTCCTTTGCCTGCAATTGTTAATTGAGCTCCACTTTGAGGAGATGCGACACCTATGGATACGAATCCGTCAGAAGTTATACGAAGTCTTTCTGATGCAGTGTTTGCTCCGTCGGCTGATGTGGAAAACACAATCCTTCCTGGCATATCATTGCTACCAGGAGTTCCATCTACAAATGCTTGGATTGATGCACCAACATTCTGAGTATCTGTTCCATCTGCACCTGCAAATCGAATCATCCCTAAACTATCACCACTTTGCACAACAGTATTATCACCAAGAGATGCTGCTCTAGATTTTCCAAAACTTAAATATGGACCAGCTGTACTAGCAGCACATCTTGTTACAGTTACACCAGCAGTCGCATCAACTGCTTCTACTTGAAGTTTGTGAGCTGTTGCAGTTCCAACAGAACGAGAAGCAGTTACTCCAATCAGCAACCGACCACTTGAATCAAGGCGTATATGCTCACTGTCTGCAGTGTGAAACTGCATGTGATCAGTTGAGTGAGCATATCTAAAACCGCCTTGACCAGAGTTTGTATCATTAAAACTTAATAAGGATGTACCACTTGTAGATGCAGTAATATTTACAGATGTGCTACTTTCACTGGTAGTGCCAAATGTAGTATTTTGACTTGAATCAACACGAAGTGCTTCACTACCACCAGTTTCTACAGTAAATGTATCAGCAGCAGGGAATCTTAATGCAGTGTTAGTGTCACCAGTATGGATGATTTTATCTTCAATGGAAAAATCTCCAGATGCACCACCACTAAAAGATGTAGCAGTACACACACCAGTTACAACTGCACCTCTGGAAAAACCAACAGATCCATTATCCTCTTTATTTACAATATCATCAACCTGTAATTTTGACATAGCACTAGGTTTTTAGTTATTTATGAGGACTTATTGGCAATCAAAAATGCCTTATAAGAATTTTTGACATCTGTAGTCCATGCAGCATTACAGATTGCTTGTACATCAGCATCTTCACCACTGATATCTGTATCTACAAAGTTATCACTCTCATCAATAGAACCACATGTGAGTGCATGACGATGGAATGAACGGGTGACTTCTACACCATCTTTTTCAATAACAGTTGCTCTACGAACTTGAACTGTTTTGTATTGACCAACGACTTCAATCTTGTCGTTTTCAAATCTTTCAGTAAGTGCCATTAGGAAAATCCTCCGAATTGAACAGGTTTAGGCATAATTAATTGTTAGTAAACCAATTACTATAATTGATTTACCTCAGACAAAAGTTTATAAACTATTTGCCAGCTGCAATAGCAGCATTAAGTGGTGCAAGGTCTTCTGATGTCCAGTAGTCCTTAGCAACCATCAGTTCCAGATGTTCTACGTTGCGTGCAACAGTAGCTTTTTGATCGTCATCACGGGATGACAGTGCCATCAGAGCGTTCACCAGAGTGACGCTATCAAGAGCAGCAGAGTAATTCTGTGCAATTTCAGCAGCAGTAAGAGTGTCGTCCATTTGAATCTCCAAAGAAAAGTGGGGTTAAGCCCCTTTAAGGGTTGCTAGTTCAGTTTTTAAATCACTGACCATTGTAGTTAATTCCTGCACAGCATTAACCAGAACAGGAACCAGATGCTCACCTTTATATTTAAGGTGATTACTATCTTCACTATCTATAATAACAGGATTGTCACCTTCTAAAGCAAGAATGTCTTGTGCTTTGAATCCATAACGTACATTACCATCTGGTGTTTCAGTATTACGATCTACCTTGAACTGGAAGGCAGTTGGTTTTAATTTATTAACGAAGTCCAGACCATAAGGTACTGGAGCAAAGTTCATCTTATCTCTTTCATCTGATGTTACGGTAAAAGATACTTTGACATAAGCATTAGAAATGCTGGTGTGACCCAGTACAAGACGATTGCTTTCTGTTGTTGGGTCAAATACTGGAGAATATGACCCCCCATCAGTCATTGCACCTAATCCAATGTTGCCACCACCAGTTGTGACATTTTTTAAACTTTGTGAACCAAATGCAGTATTATAAATGCCTGTAGTCAAATTATAAAGACCACTCAAGCCAACAGCAGTGTTTTGAGCGCCAGTAGTCATTGAGTACATACATCTGTCACCAACGGCAACATTGTTGCTTCCAGTGGTGCAACTATTCATAGCCGTAATACCTGCTGCAGTATTTTTTTCTCCAGTAGTGTTATTCTGCAATGCTCTATATCCAAAAGCCGAATTGTAAGATCCAGTGGTGTTATCATAGAGAGCTTGAAACCCCCCTGCTGTGTTACCGCTAGCGGTAGTGTTAGTACGAAGCGAATCAATGCCAAAAGCAGAATTTTGAGTTCCTGTAGTATTAGAACGAAGGCCGTCTTTACCAAAAGCGGCATTACTATCGCCAGTAGTGTTGGCATACAGGGCCTGGTATCCAGTTGCTGTGTTGTTAGTACCAGTAGTGTTGGTATAAAGAGCTTCTCTGCCTAAAGCTGAGTTGTAAGATGCAGTGGTGTTTGAATAGAGAGCAAAGAATCCACTAGCTGTGTTATTACTACCAGTAGTATTAGACTTAAGACTTTCTCGTCCAAATGCTGTGTTATCAGCGCCAGTGGTGTTGGAATAGAGGGATTGGAATCCGTTAGCTGTGTTGTTATTAGCTGTAGTATTGTTATAGAGAGATTGATACCCAGTAGATGTATTTTGAGTACCAGTAGTGTTGGAATAGAGAGACGCATCACCAATAGCTGTGTTGTTGGCAGCAGTGGTGTTGGAATAAAGAGAAGCTTTACCGATAGCAACGTTATTAGACCCAGTGGTGTTGGTATAAAGTGCTTGCGATCCATTGGCTACATTGTAATTGCCAGTGGTGTTGGAATAGAGAGCCTGATATCCGCTAGAAACGTTGCGAGTTCCAGTGGTGTTAGAAAACAGTGCAGATCTACCAACTGCACTGTTGTCATCGGCAGTGGTATTCGATCCAAGAGCACCAACGCCACTTGCTGTGTTTTCGCTTCCGGTCGTGTTTAAAGCAAGGGCACCATAACCGCTTGCTACATTCATATCACCAGTGGTGTTTACTTGAAGAGCATTCCTACCATTTGCTGTGTTGTTAGAACCAGTGGTATTTAATTCAAGAGCAAGTCTTCCCACTGCTGTGTTGTAATTACCAGTGGTGTTGCTAAAAAGAACACTAGCACCAAACGCAGTATTTTCAGCTCCAGTTGTATTTGCTTTAAGTGATTCATTACCACATGCTGTATTGTTAGCTCCAGTGGTGTTATTGTATAGTGTCCGATAACCAACGCTTACATTCTTTTCAGCAGTAGTGTTTGCATAAAGGGCATGGCGACCAATTGCTATGTTTTTTGAACCGGTGGTATTTGAATGGAGTGCTAAACTTCCGTCAGCTGTGTTGTGCGAACCAGTGGTATTCAATTTTAGTGCATTATTACCAGAAGCTGTATTATTAGCACCAGTAGTGTTGGTATAAAGAGCTTGATATCCAGTAGCTGTATTTTCAGAGGCAGTGGTGTTTGAAAAGAGAGCATCTCGACCGCTAGCTACGTTTTTAGAACCAGTAGTGTTTGAGAAGAGTGAATTTCTACCAATTGCTGTGTTGTTATCGCCTTCTGTGTTGCTGTAGAGTGCATTAAAACTATTTCCTGAGTTGGACTCACCGGTAGTGTTGTTGTAGAGTGCTTGATATCCAGTTGCTACGTTGTTAGCACCAGTGGTATTTGAGTAAAGTGATCTTCTACCAATTGATGTGTTGTAGCTAGCGGTAGTGTTAGAAAGGAGAGCAAATTGTCCAACTGCTACGTTGTTAGAACCAGTGGTATTTACATTAAGAGCACTACTACCAATTGCTACGTTATTAGAACCAGTGGTATTTGCATCAAGAGCACTACTACCAATTGCTACGTTGTTAGAACCAGTGGTATTTGCATTAAGAGCACTACTACCAATTGCAGTATTAGATGCAACATTATTAGCACCACGACCAATAGATAGTGAATTAACTTCTATATCACTGGTAAAAGTACCAGTTGTCCCAGAGAATGATGTGGCAGTAGCAACACCAGTAAAATTACCATGTACTGCTTTAATATTTCCACTTACATCAAGTCTACTTGTTGGTTGAGTACTTCCAATACCAACACGATCTGTGGTAGAATCAACTTCAAGAATATTTGATGAAGCTAAATTAGCTAAGACTATTGCTCTTGATGTCATCTTATCTACTTTTTTAGTTATTTATGCTATCAAAGACCAGCATTATCAAGTTTAGTTTTCAGTGCAGTATTCTCTGCAGAGAGTTCTTGCACTGCATTTACAAGGTGCCAGATAATTTCATCTGTACCAGTTACTGCCAATGTACCATTATCACGAGTTGTCACCCAACTAGAGCGAACACTTTGCAGTTCCTGAGCAATAACACCAATTTGTGTGCCTGTTTTTGACACAGCATCAGTGACTGGAACTTCACCATCTGTCTCAACTTCTTCAGCAGTTTTATACTCAAAGTTCTTAACAGCAATCTGATTGATTAGTGAAAGTCCTTCATTGTTGTCAGCAATGTTCTTTTTAATTCTACGATCAGAAGTTGTAGTCCAAGTGGTTGTGTTGCCACCATGATAAACACCATTGTCTGCAGTAGCAAAAAATGTTCTGGTGCCTTTACCTGTACCATTATCACCATAAACACATTCTCTATTTACATCTGCAGCACTGGCAGCATTGTTGTAACCAATATATACACCGTCATCTCCAGTAGTAAGAGTACGACCACCAAGGTATCCAATAACTACATTTCTAAAACCAGTAGTAATAAGGTTGCCAGCTTGGTCTCCAACAGCAACATTACCTTGTTGACTTGAACATGTTGTTACAGCGTAAAGAGCATCAACACCAACAGCAGTGTTATTTGTACCAGTTGTACAACTGTAAAGTGCTTTAAGTCCAAAAGCTGCATTTCTAGATCCAGTGGTGTTTAAATAAAGAGATTGGTATCCACTTGCTGTATTATATCCACCAGTGGTGTTGGTATAAAGAGCAGTGGATCCGCTAGCTGTGTTTTGAGTACCAGTAGTGTTGGAATAAAGAGAAGCTCTACCAAAAGCTGCATTGTCACTAGCAGTGGTGTTGGAACGAAGAGCTTGTATTCCGTAAGCTGTGTTGAAACTTCCTGTAGTGACTGTAAAGAGAGTTTCGTATCCGCCAGCTGTGTTGTACTGACCAGTGGTATTATTCTTTAAAGATTCGTATCCAGTAGCTGTGTTGTAATTACCAGTGGTGTTGGAATAGAGAGAATTATATCCAGTAGCTGTGTTAACACCACCAGTTGAGTTAGTGTAGAGAGCTTTATAACCGCTGGCTGTGTTGTTATCGCCAGTGGTGTTGCTAAAAAGAGCACGATACCCACAGGATGAATTGTTAGATCCAGTAGTATTTGTCCAAAGAGCAGCCTGCCCGATCGCTGAGTTAGAAGCACCAGTAGTATTAGCTTTTAAAGTACTTTGCCCAATCGCACAATTACTTCCGCCAGTTGTGTTGTTTGCTAGAGCTTCATATCCAACAGCAACATTGTCAGCACCAGTGGTGTTATCATAGAGAGCCTGATATCCAGTTGCTACGTTGTTAGCACCAGTGGTGTTATAAAGAAGAGCTTCTCTGCCTAAAGCTGTATTATTAGAACCGGTGGTGTTTATCTTAAGTGTATTATCACCAATAGCTGTGTTACTACTACCTGTAGTATTAAAATAGAGAGCTTGATAACCAGAAGCTGTGTTATATCCACCAGTGGTGTTGGTATAAAGAGCACCGGATCCGCTAGCTGTGTTACTAGCACCAGTGGTATTGGAATAAAGAGCATGATGACCGCTAGCTGTGTTATCATTAGCAGTGGTATTTGAATAGAGAGCTCGAAATCCACTAGCTACGTTCTTGGTGCCAGTAGTATTCGTACGAAGGGCAGCGTCTCCAATTGCAGTATTTTCACTAGCAGTGGTGTTGTTTTCTAGAGATTCTGTTCCTATAGCCGTGTTTTGAATGCCAGTGGTGTTGTCATAGAGAGCCTTATATCCACTTGCTACATTACTATAACCCGTAGTATTAGAATAAAGAGTCTGGTAGCCAGTAGCTACGTTATAGCTGGCAGTGGTGCTGGAATAGAGAGCACTTGCGCCCACTGCTGTGTTTTCATTACCAGTAGTGTTTTCTTTAAGTGATTCATTACCACTTGCTGTATTGTTATCTCCAGTGGTGTTTTGGTGGAGTGCCAAATAACCACTTGCTACGTTTTTCTCTCCGGAAGTGTTGTAGCGTAGTGCATATTTACCAGATGCTACGTTTTTTCCACCGGTAGTGTTTGTAAAGAGTGCGCCATAACCGCTTCCTGTATTGTTGCTACCAGTGGTATTGGAATAGAGAGCATCATTACCGGTAGCTACGTTGAAATTACCAGTGGTGTTGGAAAGGAGGGCATTTCTTCCTGCAGCTGTGTTGCTGGCACCAGTAGTGTTTAACTTGAGTGCATTATAACCAGCAGCTGTGTTGTTAGCACCAGTGGTGTTTTCTCTAAGGGATTCATAACCAATAGAAGTATTATTATCAGCAGTAGTATTGAGATAAAGCGCTTTCCTGCCAACTGCTATATTGTAATCACCAGTAGTGTTAGAATAAAGCGACTCTGTACCAACTGCAGTATTCCAACCACCAGTAGTGTTGGAATAGAGAGCTTGTGCTCCAGTAGCTGTGTTGTTGGCACCAGTAGTGCTATTACGGAGAGCATACTGGCCAAACCCTGAGTTATTTTCACCAGTAGTGTTTGAATTAAGTGATTTCCTACCAACAGCAGTGTTTGCGCTGGCGCTAGTGTTAGCACTCAGTGCTCCCTGACCTACAGCAACATTATGTCCACCTGATGTATTTGCATCTAAAGCCTCATCACCAACCGTCGTATTAGTTGCAACATTATTAGCACCACGACCAATATCTATTGAATTAACTTCTATATCACTGGTAAAAGTACCAGTTGTCATTGTAATTGCTGTACCAACAATGAAGTCAGTATTAGCAATACCAGTTAATGAAGCTCCATCACCAACAAAAGTAGTAGCACTTATTACTCCAACAACATCCAGTTTTGTAGTTGGAGAGGTGCTATTGATACCAACGTTGAAACTACTATCAACAGAAAGTGCATTAGAGTTCCCTAATCTTGCTAGACTTCGTGCTCTTGACATCTTATCTACTTTTTAGTTATTTATGAAGATTCTAGGAGTTATTATATATGTTGCTGTAAAACAATCAATTAAGATGATGTCCTATAAGAAATAGAACCAAAATAATATCCAGTACCGTTTATTTTGCTGTTAGCACTGCCACTAACACTTCCCAAAACAACTACATACGACGAAGAGGGTCCTATCTGTAAAAAAGGCGATCCTGTAAATGTAACATTGTAAAGCCTTACTGCTCCAGCCGAGTACACTCCAGCGCCAGACGCAAATGGCAGATTGAGTCTCAGCCCTCCTGACGGACTGCTTACAGAAGATAAATTGAACTCAAAACTAAATGTGACAAGGTCGCCAATTTTTACATACTTGTAGGTGGCACCTGCAGCAAGTGTTCCACTTCCGCTAGTTTCAAAACTTACTGTTGGAGTTCCATTTCCCTCCTCATAATCATCAAGAGCATTGGCAGCAGCAGTGTCAGTATTAAACTTAAGTCCATCAGAATCAACACGAACACGAGTTGATCCAGCTGCTCTCAACTCAAAATAGTCACCATTATGGATGTAATTTAAAAGTCCATTTACACTGCCATCAGATGTATCTTTAAAGCCAATATAACTGCCTCCATTGGTGGCGGCGTGGAACAACATACCATTGTTGCCTGTACCATCACCAATGCAGAGTTGGTGATAAGTTGAGTCGTAAGTGTTGGTTAAATTGTTGTCAATGCCAACTCGACCAGTTGAACCTATACGCATTCTTTCTGATTCATTTACATTAAATATCAAATCATTTACACTATGGTCATAATATAAAGCGCCCATATAACTACCTTGGGTATCTCCAAAGTTGATTCCTCCTACTTTATTATTAGCAGAAAGAATTTTAAGATAACAGTCATCATTTCGTTCTAAAATAGCAACATCAAACGCATTTGATGATGCACTAGCGTCTGATGCTTGAACATGTAATAACCTATCTGGATTATTGGTGCCAAAACCAACTTTACCATCCTCTAGAATTGTAACCAAATCAGTAGTGGAACCAGTGGCACCATTAGTACCTACCTTAAATGTGGCACCAGTGCCGTCATTATTAGAATCAATATTAATTCTTGCACTATTACGAGAGTTAATTAATAAAGTATTACTACTACTTTCACGTAAAACAGAATCTAAATCATCCCCAGCAGTTCCTCTAAAGTGAATTGCATTATTTTCTGATAATACAACACCACTTCTGGCAGTGATGACACCAACAACATCAATATTAGTTACATCTTCATATGTAAGAGTACCACCAATTGATACATCACCATTAAATGTTACAGAATTACCACTCTGAGGTGAAATCTGATTAGTAACTATCTTGGACATCAGAGGTCTCCTATTTGTAGTACGTCTATAATCATAGTTTTACCAGTGCCAACAGTGACTGCTACACCACTATTAACTGTAATATTTGGAACAACAGATACAATATATGAATCAGATTTACCAGAATTGGTGGTGTCTAATAATAAGTTTTCAGTTACTTGAACTTGATTATCAATGAAGCTGAATGGTGATGTAGTATCATCACTATAATTAATAGCAGTGCCAAGACCACCTCCACCACTACCAGAAATACTGATATCAACAGTATTACCATTCATTGCAAAGGTATTACCAGTGCCAATAAAGTTTAATGTCTTAGCAGCACCTACAACTGTTCCACCAGACTGAATACCAATTGCAGCACCAGTGAATGTGCCAGTGACGGTAAGATTGCCACTAATGGTCTGGTCAGATTCAGCACTTACAATAGCATCAGCAACTCTAAAATCATCAAAGATTTGAAATTCTAAAGTATCACTGAGATTTGCAGCAGATGTTAAAGTAACACTTGCACCATCTCTTGCTGTATAATCTACTCCATCAGTTAATCTGGCACCATTACGAAAGACTGCAAGTTGATTAACTCTATATCCACCAGACACAGTAAAGAGAGTTTGACCCTCAGTTGCTGTTACACTGATGGATTTAGAAGCTACATTACTTGTTAACGATACGGGTCTTCCTATTGCCATCTCATTTAGTTTTTAGTTATTTAGCGTGCATTGGACTGTCCACCATACAAGTTGACTGTTGGTGATTCTGCCCATGCACAATAGATGTGTGTCTGGGAATCATTAATTTCAGCAGCACCAGTTCTACATTTAAATCCATTTGACAACATATCAACTAAGAGAAATCCATCTAAACCATTACCATCACTTCCTCCTGTGTTTGCAGATGATCCATTACCTCTCACATTTTCATCAGTGCCTAAATTAGCAAAGAGTGGATTTCCTGCAGGATTATTTGGCATTCTAGCAGAATCCCACATACCCCAACTGGTGGCAGCAGATCCCCCTACAGTTGCAGCACTATCTATTGCTTTCACCCAAACTATTGCAGGTTTAAAACCTAATTCGACAAATGTTCCGTTTGCGTTATCATTTCCCTCAAAACTGCCAAATTTCTGTAGTCCGGGAACATCGTGCCACAGATATGCAATTACATCCTGACTTGTTGCACAAGTTGTTCCAGGGTTGATTCCAAAAACTGATGATGTTGGAACAGCAGCTCCCCAAATATTAGAAGCTGTTGCATTAGCAGCAGTGCCAAAAACCAAATAGTTGTTGACAGTGCCACCCAAATCTTTATGATAAATAGACCAATCACTACTAGCGCCTGTGGTCTTGACCAATATAAATGTTGGTGTCTCTAAGAGACCATGAGACAGAGTTTTATTGCCAGATGATCCAGAGGCAAACTTAATAATACTAAATCCCTGTTTGGTTCCAACTGATGCACCAGTAACAGCAAGTGATCCACCATCTAATCCTGCCGCAGCAGCACTTGCATAACCCACATCATCAACATTAAAGGTGTTTTTGTTTCCACCAGCCTTCCAACACCATGCCACAAAATTATCACCATCACTATTTGATCCTGAATGAGATGATCCTACAGTAAATCCATTAAAATCAAAAGATGGAAATCTATCAGAATATGTGGATCCAGTATCTGCTGCCTGAGTGCTAGAAGAATAAATCGCACTTGCCACACCTCTTACAGTGTCTTTCCATAATTGCACTTCAGTTTGATCTCTATTCTTGATCCAAACTAGATCTGGTTTTGCACCAAAATTAAGACCTCTGATAGCGTGAGTTGTTGCATCATCACCAACATATTTAATAACACCAACATACTGATCAGGACGAGCAATCACAGTCTCTGGACGAACATTAGCAGCATTCAGTGTTTGGAAACCATCTGGTGGTGGAAACTTAAAGGGTTTTTGTCCACAATTCAATCTATATTTCTGACCTGTTTGACTATCAGAAACAATGGGTGTATATCCACCTGGGAAGTTAATCCCACTATGAGTAAATCCTGTTCCCTGTGAAGGAACTCCACCATTAAAATAAACACCATTCTTGGCAATATACAATTTATTATTGTCCACATCAAAAGCAAATGACAATGTATCACCTGTTGTATAAGTTCCAGCAGTTCCTGTCATTCCTGTTCCATAGAAAACACCAGTATCTCTAATAGCAGCTATATTATCATTACCCCAATTCCTTTCTGTACCAGTATATGCAGCATTTTGAACACCAAGAAAAATTTGACCACCACTACCTACAGTATCAACTGTAACTTCAAAATAGAATTTACCACTCTGTGCAGAAAGTGTTCCAGTTCCATCACCTCTTCCATCCATAAAGAGATTACCATCTTTAAAGGTTGGATTGTATCCAGCAGTTCTTTCCCTTAATACATTAAAAGTACAATAACCAGTCTCTTGTCCACGAACTGTGTTGATATCAGTGTTGAATGGGTTGAAGTTGGTTGCTACTGCGTTTCCGTTTGCTGTGATAGTTACAGGAGATACAGCAGCAGTTATTGCAGAAATATTAGACTGACAACACAGAAGTTTTGTGTTAGTTACATTTGTGAGTGCTGATGTTGGTGGTGTAAATCTTGACGTGTAGAGTGCAGTTCCTTTGACAAATCTCACATTTGAGAGTTGTCCCTTATAAAAATTATTTTCTCCAAAGTCTGCACCAATTCTAAAATCGCCAGTAGTAGATGAATTTGTTACAGAACCATGATTTTCAACCATTCCATTTATTGATATGTAAACAGTTCCACTTGATCTGCTAACTGCAATATGATTCCAACCACCAATATTAACCGTACCTGTAGTTGTTTTGGTTGTACCAGACATTCTAAAACTAACTGTTCCAGAAGAATTAACGTGAAAGAAAATACCATCAGATCCAGCGTTGCTTGTGCCCTGTCTTATTATTTCAGAGTAAGAAGTACTATTTGTATATGCTTCGGCATATGTGTAGCACTCAATTGTAAAGTCATCTCCACTTGCCAATCCAAAATCAGAATTGGTAGCAAATGACAAATAATCATCACTTCCATCAAAACTCACAGCACCATCAGTAATCTTGGTGAGTTCAGAACTGCCACTTACACCTGATGGAGTGTCTGGGAGAATATCAGGTGAGGTTGATGCAGGAACAAAATACTGAGTTCCTACTGTTGTTCCAGAATACTTTGCAACTCCTTTATAGATACGAACATCTTGCAGATACCCATCAAAAGGACTATCTGATGCACCATTTTCACTACCTATTGATAATTTCATATTTGTTGTTTTAATTGTGGTGGAATCAGTGGTAGAGTTTTCACAGACACCATTGATATACATCGTGAATACATTTCCCTCTCTCACACATGCCATGTGATACCAACTAGAAGTATTTCCTCTAAAATTAGTAGCATTTATATTTGCATTTCCACTGCTATCTTGCCAATAAAATGTAGGTGTGTTTGCGTTCTTTCCTACAATAAACTCACCACTACTTGACCCACCATATTTACCAACAAATACATCAAAACTACTGGTATCATCTTGTCTTACCCAGCACTCAACAGTAAAATCACCTGATGTAAAATCAAAATCACTTCGATATGGGGATGTAATACTATCACCACTACCATCAAATTCAAAACTACCAACATAAAAATTGCTGGTGTCAGAAGATGCTGCGGCATCTCCACGGTTAGTCATGCCTTTTGTTGTGCTTGTGCAGTTGACAGAATTACTTAAATCACTATTACTACCAACCAATGGAAGTGCAAGAACATTCCTCCAAGCATAAGGGTCAGCCTTGGTCTCATCAGTTGTTATGTCACTGATACTGTTACCCATACCAGAGTGAACACCACAATGATAATACAAGGTGTTGGGCGCATTATGTGGGACAGTAATTGCAGTGTATCTATTGTCAGTTGAATCTCTTAATAAAACATTATCGACTTTGATTGCAAAGAGATCAGATCTATACCCAGATTGACCATTTGATGTAATTTTTATTTCAGTAAGATTAAATGTTGATCCTGGTTCGTATACAATATACTGAGGATCTAATGCTGCTGTGCCAGCATTAGTACTGCCATTAATTGTAACTGTATTATTAAGTCCTGTGCGAACCTCAACCTTATGAACATTTTTTAAGTCTAAAGTAAAAGTAAGATTACCAGCACCACTAGAGTTATCATTACCAGCCCTTGTATCTTCATCTCCATCAAATGCCTGTGAAGCAGGTAATCCACTTTTAAAACCATTAGTTGCTGTTACTGAACTACTCCAGGTAGTTCCATCATTATGACTTCTTGCTACACCATCATTGTAATTATCACCCTCTGCAGTTGTTCCAAAGACAAATGGATGAGTGTCATTTGTTGAATCTGTTGTGTTAAAGGTATAGGTAGCACCGCGAATTAATCCAGTTAGAGCTGGTCTTTCTACACCATCCAGATAATATGCATTACCTCCACCAGTTTTTGGAGCTACAGTGACAGCATATCCTACATTTTCTTTACTTCCAAATACACCAACTCCTGCCTGAGTTCCACCAGGAAGTGTATTCAAGATTGGTCTTGCACCAGATACATGTGGGTTATCAAGTGCTACTGAACCACCAAAGTTTACTGGTGTCCAGTTGTTTCCTTTACCAGATTTATCTTCTCCAATTGGTGAGTTTCCATCCAATGGGAGGTAGAAACTCTGATTAAAAGTAGCATCATCACCATATGTAACCGTACCTCCATCATATTGAACATTTCCAAAATAAATTGTTCCAGATGGCAATAAGAAACTTGCAGTTGAACTTGAATTAGTTGGATCTCCTCCACCTACATAAGATCCAGAACTAGCTGCCTTAACCCATACTTTTCTGGCAGTCATATTAACAATAAAATCAATACCTGATCCCGCTGATGGTTGCGAATCACCAAATCCAGACATCGCACCTTGTCCTGCACTGACACTGTTTGCAGTTGCAAAAGTTCCATGAGCACCAAGAGTAGTTTCATTTGCTCTTTGTCCTAAAGTATCACCACCTCTTTCATCTGGATGAGTGCCACTAACACCAGTGCTAGCAGTAAAAAACCATCCACCATTACTGTCTACTCCAGTGCTAGTTAATCTAAATGCATATGTAGTTGATGAATTTAATGCTGCAGTATATACATCAGAATAACTGCTGCTTCCAGAGTATGTTGCTGTTTTATTTGAATTAGATAATGCCCAGTTACTTTCTGTTGTTCCTCCTGCCCAAGTTAATAATGTGTTTGATGAAAATATTGATGATGCAGCAGTGTCTGAGGGGAAGGTTCCACTAAACTTCTTAGGTCTCCAAGTATTTGTGAGTGGGTCAGTGAATCCAAAATTTTCAGGTTCAAGTGCTAGTCCGTCTATGAAATAGACCTGAGACATTTGTCCATCATAATACTGACTGTCATTATGTTTTGATCCAATAGTATGCTTTACATTAGATCCAAAATATCCTTCATAGTTTTGAGATGGATTATTGCTAGTATCAAATGTGGTTAATGGTGGGGCTAATCTTACACTATTAACATAGATTCTCATCCTGTCATCAGCAGTGCTATTTGTAGTGTCTATAATAAAAACAAGATGATACCATCCAATATCTCTGTGCTGAACAGCAGGAACTTTTGAACCTTCAGATGTTTCATTCATGTAAAATTCAATTTTACCACTATTAAATCTTATAAAATTGTGATTAGTTCCAGTTCCACTACTAGCACTGAAAATATTCTCTAATTGAACACCACTCCTTTTTATCCAACAACTGAAAGTATTTGTTCTTCTATTGCCAGCAGAACTAAAAGTTTTTGTCAATTGTTGAGAGGAACCATCAACAAACTTCAAACTACCATCAATAACCTGAGCACCAGATGCCCTATCAGATGTAACTACCTGAGGTAATGCTATTCCCATTTATCTACCCTCAGCTAAAGTTAAGTGATGCGCCAGCAAGTAGTTGTGTTCCACCTGCTCCTACCCTATTTACCGTGAATGAAATTAAACTAATTGCTCCACTTGCAGTAGGTAATACTGGTGTAGAACCTGATGGGAATAAGAAGTATGTGCTAAATCCTACAGTTGTAATACCAGAGTTGATAATTCTTACTGTATGACTTTCTGCTTCTGTTCCACCAGTACAAGAAATTGTTACAGTTCCAGTGCAAGTTAATTTATGATCTTGAGCACTACCAAGATCTAAGAGGGTTGTTTGTCCATTAGTAACAGTTGCTGCCTCTGTGGTAAGTCCAACACTGACACTTTCCCAAGCTACTGCAGAACCAGAACCCTTAGATGTTAATACTTGACCAGATGATCCATAGTTTGCACCAGCAATACCAATTTGTCCTGATGATCCAATACGAAGTCTTTCTGTATCATTAGTACCAAACAACAACGGATGATTAGTTGTTGTTCTAAACATTGTAGCAGACGTGTCTGCTTTTATTTCTGCAACTTGTGATGTTCCATTGGCTATCCTTAAAGTTGGAGTAGTTCCTTTAATATGTACTTTAGTGGCAGGAGAATTCTCACCAATACCAAGATTACCATTTGAATCTATACGAAGTCTTTCTGTTGGTGATGCTGCTCCGTCGGCTGTTGTGTGGAATGTCAATCTTCCTGGAACATCATTTCCTCCAGGGGTACCGTCAATCTCACATGAAATTTGAGATGAGATTGAGGCGAAATCAGTACCATCACCTGCAGCAAAAATAACGTGACCAACTTCATCGTTATTTTGAACTATAGTTCCACCAGCACCTCTTGCTTTTGCAATTTGTATTCCGCCACCACCACTGTTATTTCCATTATTGATAATTGAAACTCTTGAAGAATCATTAGTAGCTCCTACAACTTGCAAACGAGTAGATTCACTAGCAACTGAAGTACTGGAATTTGCACCAATCAATAACCTTTGACTGGAATCAAAACGTGCTACTTCACTACCACCAGTCTCTACAGTAAATGTATCAGCAGCAGGAAACCTGATGGCAGTGTTAGTGTCACCAGTGTGGATGATTTTATCAGCAATTGATATATCACTTCTTGCAGTTATAATACCAACAGAATCGATATTAGTTACATCTTCATATGTTAAAGTTCCTGCAATAGATACACTACCACTTGCTGATATTGTACCTACTGATATATTTGGAGTGCCAGTTAATCCCTGTGCATTCGTAGCAACAGTAGCAGTATTCGCTAACGTAGCAGTGGTTGCAGTTCCAGTAACATCACCAGTCAAAGCACCAACAAATGATGATGCTGTTAATGCACCTGAACTAGAATTAAATGTTAAGTTAGACCCACTCTTGGGATTTAAATCTCCTGTAGCAGCAGTAACAAATACAGGGAAGCAAGTGGTATCACTTGACTCATCAGCAACTGTGATGGTAGATGCAACACCACTGCCACCACCACTACCAGAAATACTGATATCAATGGTGCTACCTCTAAGTGCGAATGTATTCCCTGTTCCTATAAAATTGAGTGCATTAACACTACCAATAGAAGTTCCTGCTGAACTAATTCCAACAGTTGCGGTTGCTACATTAAATGCTTTATATGCTACTGCTTCAACAACATCACCACCATCAGCACCACCATTTAAAACTGATATAGTAGAAGTATCTGTAGCAGTATAGTCAGTTCCTTCAACAAGTCTTGAACCATTAAGATAAAGGTCAAGATATCCAGGTGTGTATCCAGAAGTAAATGTGAAGTCAGTTGTTACTCCACTGGGAGAAAAAACCTGTCTAGCTACAATTACTGATGAATCAGCAGGAGCTCTTCCAATATATCCATTTCTATCCATTAGTTAACTCCTGTAAGGATGCTAATGTTTACATCAATTGCATTTGCAGTATCACAAGAAACTTTAATGGCATCACTTGCTTCTAGAAGTGTCTTACCAGTGTCAGAGATAACAAAAGATGAACCAGCAGGAACAGGAATCTTACTTGCAATTGCTGCAGTAATTCCTGCACTATTATCTGTAATACTAACAGTTAGTGATACTTGATTGTTAGTATTGTTTGCAAAAGTACCACCAATCAAAATTGATTTTGTACCACCAGGTGAGGTATAAATGGTTGTTGGTTGAAGAAATTTAACATTCTGACTTGTAGCAGATGCTGTATTGGTAGAGTCTCTATCAACAACAACTTGACCAGCACCAATTGATGAAATAATTGTTCCAGCAATATAATTTTGATTGTCAACCAAATCACCAGTTGTCAACCCACTAGTAGAGATACCAGTAATCAAGTTAGTTGTAATTCCAATAGCACCACCTGTACTTGAGTTAACAACCCCTACAGCTCTTGCTAATTTATTTGTGAAAGCTTCTGCCATTTTTCTTTACGTGTTAGAGATATTTATCAAGCACCAAGTGCAATAACAAGTCCAAGTGAGACACTAGGAGTAACAGTTACTGTAGAAACCCCAGATACAGTTGGTGTTGCTGTTATGGTGGCATTTACAGCAGCAAAGTCAATCATTGTTGCACCAGCACCAATGAGAGTTCCACCAGAAGAAACACCAACTGCAGCAACAAGACTAGGAGCAGTTCCTGTTAAATTAGAACCATCACCAAAATAAGTTACAATTCCACTGGCACTACTTGCTGTTACAATTCCAGATGGATCACCAATCTTTACACCATTAATGGTGCCAACACCAGTAATATTAAGGTTTCTACCAGTTACCTCATCATATACTACATCATCTTTAACAAATAAGTCACCACCAACATAAAGGTCTCCACCAGTGGTTGTTATACCACCATTTTGAGCAAGTGTTGTTAAACCTGAAACTACTAATTGGTTTGCTGTTGCAACACCAGTGACACCTAAAGTGCCAATAGTTGCAGCAATGGCAACAATATAATTAATTGAACCCCCAGATACAATTAAATTGGGAGCAAATATGTCATTATCAAATGATGCTGCTAATGTGTCACCAGCACCTGCTTTTACATCAAGAGCAAAACTTGGTGAAGCAGAGTTGATACCAACATAACCATTATTGACATCAACCTTAACAGTGGTAGCACCCACTCCAATGTTAACATCTTTCCTAAAGGTAGTGATACCAGCAATATCCACTGTATTGACAGTGGTCCCTCCATCATCAGCAAATCTTACATCGCCTCTGACGTCAAGAGTTGTCAAGGGAGCAGTTGTCCCCAGACCTACATGGGTATTTTGAGTATCAGCAACAATTAACCTTGTGCCAACCTCTATACCATTTTTGACTACAAAATTCTTATTTACAGCCATAAGCTAAGTGGTTCACTATCCCCACAGGTTTTAGTTATTTATACAACATTATTAATAAACTAATCTTGAGGTGCTTGTAAATGTTCCATTAGTTGGAGTGATTTGTAAATCATTATAATCATTATCAGCACCAGAACCTTGCCTATCATCTAAACCTAATGTATTTCCATTAAGTCTAAATGCTAAATTACCAGGACCACTATTTGTAGAACTTGTTCGTTGATAAACAGCACCTTTTCCTATTTGTGCTGTTACTGTACCACCATTAGGTCCAAATCTAAGTGTGTTTGGACCAGTTCCACTTTGCAAGGTAAAAGTAACTGTATTACTATCGCCAGCATTTCTATTTACACTAAATCTCTCAACTAATAAAACATCCTCAAAAACTTTAGGTGGAATATTAGGAACATATGGGTCAGGATCTTCAAGAGAAATACCTTCCCATGCCTCAAAAGAAATAAAAGCTACACCATCATTACCACCTAATCTTGTTCCTGATGATAAAACAGAACTAGAAAGAAGTTCTACTTCATCACTGGCATAACCTGATGCACCTCCACCACCTCTACCAACACTTAATGCTCCACTACCTCCATTAGCTCCAGCACCACCTGCTCCACAACCAGTACCTCCTCCAGCACCACCATTGTTTATAAAACCCTGTCCAGATTTAAAACCTCTAGACAATAATGCTGTTGCAGTATTAAGACTTCCATCAGAATTTCTAAAACGAGTAGCTCCAGAAACATCTTGACAAGGTGAAAATCCTGCATTTCTCCACCATGCACTACCAACTGTGCATCCTCCTATTCTACCTCCACCAGTTGAGTTGCTGTCAAAATCAGCTGCTCCACCACTTCCAGCTTGTGTCATACCACCTGTAGGAAGTAATCCTTGTGTAAATGTATCTCCGCCTCTCCCTACATTACCACCACCAAATCCATCCTCACCTTCTACTTGAAGTCCTCCACCATCTCCACCATTATTGCTACTACCAGCACCACCTCCACCACCACATACTGCAATCAATTTACCTTTGTGATAAATGGCAGCAAGACCACCACCTCCACCTGCTCTAGAACTTCTATTACCACCTCTAGGAGCACCACCTTGTCCAGGATTAACTCCTAATTTTATAAGATATTCATCACCCTTTTTAAATGTTACTTTAAATACAGAAATTCCACCCTCTCCTCCTTTTGATGTCCCAAAATCTTCACCTGCTGCTCCACCCATTGTAATTTTTACATCAATATCATTTTCAGGAGCATGTACCACTACAATTCTATTATCAGGATCAGTATCAGCTCTAAATGATAATGCACCTAATGATTTTAACTCTCTTTGTCCACTATCAGCAAGAGAAGTTTTTCCATCACCAAATCTTTGATAAGCGAGAAGAAATCTAGGAGATGTGATATCTAAATTTGCTTGAGTTGTTGTTACTATTCCTGGATTTGCAGTGGCATGTGATACTTTGCAAAATAATTTATTAAAATCAGTATATGTTCTTTCAATAGACAATGTAGGTGATTCAGCACCAAAAACTACAGTTTGTCCACGATCAAGAAGAATAGATCTACCATCTTGTAAATTTTCACCATCCATAACCCATTGATATTTTAAATCTTGATCACTGCCATCACTTGTGGATGCTACAACACTAAATGTAGCTGGATTACCTTGTTCAATTGTAACATTTTCAGGTTGTGTTGTTATACTAATTACAGGAGAAACTGTGACTTTTGCTGATGAAGAATCAAATGGTTCATTGATTGCATTAGGAGATAAATCACTTGGATCATATCCTATCTTACAGAAATATTCATTCTGATTATCAGTTGGACTAGTTAAACCAGATAGGGTCAAAGTTGTAGTTCCTGACCCAGTAATATTTGTACCATCAGTTAAAGCACCAACACCTACTTGATGCCATTGATGTGTAATAGTACCTGAATTGGTTTTTCTTGCTGTTTGACCAGCTGGAAATATAGCAGTGCCAATACCTATGAATGTTGCTATTCCTGATGCTACACTACAGGAAGTTCCAACTGGTTGACTCTGCATACCAAGAGTTGGACCATTAAGATCCAACGCTGTTTGAATTGTTCTATTGAAAGGTACACTCTGTCTCATGAGAAGTTCTGACCTCCAACCACACCATAGAGTGAAGCACCACCATCAAATGTGATGTAAGAATATACATCAATTGCATTTACAGCATTGGTCATAGTGGGCACCACCCCTCCAGGCCAATTCACTGGTATTGAAACTCCTCCAGTGGTTTCAAAGGTATCAACTGCAACTGTTCTTGCTGTTGTAGCACCTTGAACAATTTTAATTGTAAATGATGCTGAACTACTTGCTTTAACACCAGAGAGTACAAATTTACTTACATTTTCAGTGGTGGTATGTAAGAATGTATTTGACTGGTCAACTTGTAATGTAATTGCATTAGAAGAACTTGTTACAGTTTCTGGAATCTCATAGGTGCTTTGTAATCTGGCTGGTTCTCTAACATCAAGAGCAGCAGTAGGAGTAGTAGCATTAATACCAACTCCAGAAGTTGTAGTGGTTAAAATAGTAGAACCAGATCCAACATTGATATTAGTTGCAGTAAGGACACCAACAGTAATATTGTGTGAAGATGAATCAAGATCAAAGTCTGATGATGTTAATCTTCCAACAATATTGACAGAACCTTCAAAATCTGCAGTTGAGATAAACCTAGACATATTGTTAACCAACAAGTCTGTTTTACCTGTACCAGGTGAACCAACTTGTAAGGTGTGTGTCTGATCAAATACTGTGGTTCCAATTCCTACATTAAAGTTTTGAACTGGATGAATACCAGTGCCAAATCCAGAGTTAACACCTTCAAAAAGACTATCATTTAATAGATTATAAAGTCCTGAACCATCACCAAAGTAAGTGCCACTTGAACCAACAAAGATACCATCACCATTAGTTCTAATATCATATCCATTAGCAGTGGTCCCAATACCAACACCACCATTACCATCAATAGCAACTATTGATGTACCTGAACCAACTTGGAATGTATTAGTTCCTGGAGAAGTTGTACCAACGCCAACACCATCAAAGATATAGATTTGATTATCTTTGTCTATGCTAATGTTGCCAAATGGATACCACTCATTATCTGTGGTATATACCCAACCCCAATGTGAACCCTCTTCAGGTTGTGCCTTCCAGACAACATCACCTGCTGTAGCAGATGTGGTTGGTGTGGCAATACCAACTGAATACTTTCTAGATACAGTGGCATCACCCTGAATGAATACATGGTTTGCCTCAATACCTTCTGATGAGGTAGAGGTAATCTTCTTGTTAAAGAGAACAGGACCATCAAACTGTGAAAGAAGGTTACCAGTATTACCACCCTCAACTTTAAGTGTTCTTGATATTGTAATTTCAGCAGGGTTAATAATATCAATACCAGTATCAGTACCAACAGAGAAGACATCCTCACCTGTTATAGTTGGAATTGGTGTATCAAACACCTCTTCCTTACCAGTGTTAGAAGAAATTTTCTTATTACCAACAAAGAAATCACCTCTATCATTCATCCCAGTAAAGACAGTAATACCACCTGCACTGTTAAATGATTGTGTGGCAAGTTGTTCTTTGGTTGAAGGTTGTCTAGTTTGTTTTTCAGGAAGTGCAGTTGAGTAATTACCTGGACCAAATCCAAGATATTCAAATGTATGACCAGATGCTCTAATGATAGAGGGTCTTCTAAGTTCAATTGGTTCTACAAGAACTCTTCTGATAACAGAACCTGTAATATGAGTAGCAGTTTTAGTGCCCATTAATCCTCTGAATACCTTGACTGGATTAGAGGTAACATTAGTCTTAATTCTTACAATCTCATCATCAATTCTCATATAATCACCAATCTTAAAGTCAAAGTTATTCAGATTAGTGATATTGATTTCATCAGTGACTAAAGTAGAGACAGGAGATGATAATTGTGCTGTTAGATTATCATAAACATTGAGAACTCTTCCACCAAAGTTTTCATCAAACAGATTAATAATACCAGGTTGAGGAATCAAACCAGGAGTATATGCTCTAACAGTGCCACTAATTGATGGAACTGAACTACTCTTACCAATATCTACAGTAAATGTAGTCAGACCAACAATCTGCTTGACAATGAAATCACCATTATATAATGTAGCAGCAGAACCATTTAGTGTGATTTGATTACTAGCTCTAAAACCATGGTTTTCAGTTGTGGTTACAGTGGCAATACCAGAAGAACTATCATATACAAATTTAGTATTGTCTACTGTCAATCCAATGCCTGTCAAAGTTCCAAAGGACAGATTGGTTACAGTAGCACCAATTCCAGTAAATGATGGGTCTGTAATTGTTCCACCAATTGATGTGACTTGAATTTCTTTGTTTGTAGAAATTCCAGTAATCTCATATAATTTATTATATTCTTTTCTCTTGAAAGAAGAGATATTCTCAATTCTAATTGTGTTTCCAACATTGTTTAAGATATTTCCAACTGTAACAGTTGCAGGACTGTAAGGACTGAATGTTGTTACACCAGTAACTGTCAATACATCACCAACCAGGTAATCTGTTCCTGGATTCATTATCTCAATACCAGTAACTGAACCAATAGAATCAACAGTAATTCTTGCACTAGCATCTATACCATTTCCACCTGTGAGTGTGGCATTGTAAAGACTTTCTACACCACCAGTATTATTGCCATAACCTGACCCTCCAGCGCCAACAATACTTACATTTGTGATTCTATTCAATCCATGCTCTGTCTTAGTAAAGATAGTGTGAGCAGTTCCAGCAGAGTTGGATACAATATCAGTAATACCAAAACCAACAGCCAGGTCTACCTGACCTTGTGAAGCAACAAATCTAGTAAGAGAATGCTTAGGGTCATCAATTTCTACATTACCAAGAACTCTTGATGATGCGTATGCAATTGCAGCATCTGGGTTTGAATTAGGATTGTCTCTATCATATTGTGGGAACAAATCCTTGATTGGTTGTGCAAATGCAAACTTATTCCTGTCATTATATGGTGCTATTTGAGGAGTATTTGTAGCATCAACAATAGTCAGATAGTAAACACCATCTTGAATACCAGTTTTATATTCATTGATAGTATCTACATCATAGATGAAGTAGTTGTTTGGTGCTTTAACTCTATTAAAGTTTGGAAGACTTGTATTTCTCTGTGATGTGTTATTAGTAAATGTTCCAGGATTTACAACACCCATCTGAACAACAAATTGGTTAGATTTTGGAACAGAAACAACTGTATATTTCTGGTTATATCCAGAATTAGCAACACCAGTTGGGTTTGTAGAACTGGTTACTTGATTAATTCTTACTTCAGAACCAAGTGTTAAACCATGAGGCAATTCACTATTGAAGTAGTTAAGTGTACCATCAGTTGCAGCACTCTTAATGAATCTAAAGTTTCTCATCTCAGACTGATTACTCATTGTCTGAGAAGATGGACTAAACTGTAATGCTACTTCAGCATTTGTAGAACCAATAACAGTGTTTGACTCTTCAACAACATAAGAAGTAAGTGGTTGTCTTGCGGATGAGATGCCAGCACCAGAAGGTAGAACATACCTAAACTTATAAATTTTATCTCCAAGAGGTCTAGTATCAGATTTTCTTGTGATGAATGACCTTGATGTAGCATCACCAACAATTCCAGATCCAATGCCTTTTATAGAATGGTAAATACTGTTCAAGGATAAATCAGTTGATACATTAATAAACCATTGACCATTTGTAGAATCAAATTGAATTGGGTGACCCAAATCACCAACAATTTTATCACTGACTCTACTTTGTACCTTAAGTGAACCACCAAGATTATTGATAGGAATTTGTTGACCAGCAGATGCTTCAGTGAATGTTGATGCAACTTTAATTTGATCAGCATTCAAACCATCTGTGATAGCAAAGTAAACTTGATTATTCTCAAGTCCATCAGGCAACCTAGCATCATCTGAAATAAATCTAATTGTTTCACCATTAATAAATGAATGATCTTCAGTAAGTGTGATAATATCACTTGTAATGCTATTTGCAGTTCCTACTCTTCCTACATTGAATTCTTTAGAAGAGGAGGATGTGCTATTGGGCATCACAATTCTGGCAGAATATTCCTTTGTGCCAGTAATGTCTGATGAGATACCTACATTAATTGTATCATTGACAGATGCACCAATTCTATGTCCTTGAACAAGAGTATTTGGAGCATCATCAACATTAGTTTTTTCCGCAAGGAATAACTTACTTGTGGTTGCAGCACCAGCAGCAACAGAAAGTGTCTTTGTTACATCAATTGCATCATACTCAAGGTTGAAATTATCTGATGTAATCTCTTGTGGAGGAATAATGTGAGTGATATATCCAACATCATCTTGAGGGAATGCTTCTTCTCTGTAACTTACTGAATTAAGAGCAATTTCTCCAAAGTTTGAGTTAGAGTTGGTAACTGAGAAGTCACCACCTGACTCTGTAAGGAATTGTTGTGCATAACCAATGGCAAATACAGATACAATTTGAATAACTGAATTATTTGATGCTTTGATATGATAACTGTAATAATCAGGATGATATCTAGCATCTCCATCACTGTGTAGGTTGGCTGTTCCTCTCTCAAATGTTCCATCATTCTTATACTTAATGAATGCTTGGTCATCTTTTTGAAGTGATACACCAGTAAACTGGGCAACAACCATTGATTTAAATCCACCTGCCCTATTACCATCAGCGTGCAAACCACACATACCATAAACAGATCTCAGTGATATGTTAAAGATATATGGCGATGCTGACTTAACAGTATCAGTATCTAGAGTAACAGTTGCAGATGCTGGATTCTCAAGTGCATCAATAGGAATTGTTGGGACTTGATATGTAAATTCAAGGACTCTTCCTGTTACTGAATCTACTTTAGAGATAGTATCTACTACAAATTGTCCATTGTATGCAGAATCAGCACAATCATTCACTTGGAACATTGTGTCAACTTGCAGTCCATCAATGCCTTGAACATTACCTGCGCCTACACCAAGATTAACAGTAATTGTCTTGGTTCCTGTTGTGCCATCTCCTGCCTTAATGGTTGAGATACCTACAGCACCACCTTTTGGTCCAACAATTCTAAATTCATCAATTTTTGTTTGAATGTCAAGACCAGATGCTGGGAAGTCAGGTTCAATGGTTCTACCAGAAGCAGGTCCATATGCCAAACCAACCTTCTCATAATACATGTCAAGGTCAGTTCTATCAAACTGTTTATTTACATTGAAAGCATCATTGAGATATACATTATTAACACCATCAGCATACTCAAAACAAGTTACTTTATGGTGTGAAAAGTTTGGAACAAATTGCGAATTTGTATAGTTCTTATAAACAAGTCCATTAGGTTGACCATCAAAGAAGGTCATCTGCCAGAAATAACATCCACCAGTTACTCTGAATAAAGCAGTTCTTTCAATATTTGAATTGGTGGGGTCAGGTACATATAGTGGTCTGATCTTTGTTTTTCTTAAATCATAACCAACCAAAGACGTACCTCTGGGTATAATGACACCACCATACACACTATTCAGTTTATATAAAGCATTTGCTGGTGATTCAATATCAAAGTTTGTATTAGCATCAAATGCACTAAAATCAGATACCTCAGTACCACTTCTTTGTAGGTAATTAGATCCTGTAAGTGGAATGTATCCTGGTCTATTATCAATCAGATGATCACCAGGCATCATCATGATAGTTGTTTTACCAAATCTATCGTTATCTAATCCCTTCTGATATGAAAATCTTGCTGCTTCAACAAGTGCCCTTTGAATTGTTTTAAAGGGTCTTGCCATTGAATTTCCCTGATTCTCAATGGAATCAGTGGAATCAAGATCATTAGGACTTACATAAAGGATATTTCCACGAACATTTTTCAGGAAATTATCAAGACGTGCTAGTGGCATTTCTCTACGCAGACTCTATTATGACTTATTTATCCGCAAAAAAAGGGAGGGTACAAGACCCTCCAGCGCTCTTCCTTCACACTTGGTTATTTAGTAACCTTGAGATATTCTATAGTATTGGCAATATCTTCCATTGCCTCTCTAAGATTTTCTTGACCACCACTTTCTTGTAGTTTGGGGTCTTCATCACAACTGAGTGTCCATCTCCATTCTTTAGTGTGTTCTGAGTACCAAAGATTTACTTTCATTGTTCTATTGAAAAATGAACTTTCACATCTAAAGTATAATCTGAGTTGATTATATTTTTCATCTATGAGTTTTTCTACTGCTATATTCTGTTTGTATGGGTTTCTAGATTTTACGTAGATTTTGTCGTATTTGTTTGGTGTAGGGTACATATAAGGTGTTTGTGTTATATTACTGCCACAAGGGCACCTTATTTAGTATGGGAGTGGGGGGACTTGAACCCCCACGTCATTAAATGACAACAGATTTTAAGTCTGGTGCGTCTACCGATTCCGCCACACTCCCAATATACTCACCTGCCTCATTATAGGTGGGAGGATGGAAATAACAATACTCATTAAAGGTAATTTTCATCTCCTTATGAGTAAGGTTACAATGCTTTGCTGCTTTTGGCAAATTCCACTTAGCAGACCAAAGCATTTCCATAGATTTTCTAGTCTCAGGTCTCATAAAAAGTAAAGGGGTTAATTTTTTCTTGGAGAATTTTTTCCCCCATTTTTGGAATCAAAGTTGACTTTTGACTAAGGGTTCAGTGTATGAAACAATCTCCTCATCACACACAGCTCTAACTAACTCTAACACATTCATAAACTCATCCACATTATCACAGTCAACAGTTCTTGTTTCTCCTTCATTGGAATAAAGATAGAACTTACTTCCACAGGTATCTACAACAACTTTAGTTAGATACTCATCATTATCATCATCACGATAATAGTCTTCAGCATTGTAAGTGGTCATAAGGTTTGTTTGTGACTTCTATAGTATAGGGCAATACAGGGGCAGCGTCAAGGACAATGTGCCAGTTTTATTATTGGAAGGTAGGGTCAGTTAAGACCTGAATGGCAGCTTGATATCCACCCTTATCATCATTTGCTACAACTCTCATTCTTTTACCAGACCAAGTATTCACAGCATGTGATTTTTTCATTCCTTTTACAACCACAGAGGCTGCATTAAAAGAACCAATACCCACATCAGTTGGAGTTGAAACAACACCAAATCTCAAGTCCTCAATTGCTTGTCTCTCAGTATTAATAGTGTTTAAGGCAATTGTACCTTCATCTGTTGATGTATTAAAAGTATAAACATCACCAATTGCAGAAACAGATGAACTAGCTTGAACAAAAACACCAAGAACTGGAGTGGATGCAGTGAGTGAGGTATTTAAACCATTTGGAAAAAATGTATTTGCAAATCCTACACCTTTATTTGATGATGTAAGAATTCTATTTTCAGCACTACCAAAGATATCACTGACATCAGGGTCAGGTGGTTCAAGATTAGGATAAAAATGAAATACATCTACATCTTGATGAACCTCACCCAATCCAATATACGAAATACTTGTTGGATAGTAATCTTGACCACCAATGAATACAGTATTGAGTCCAGTAACACCAGATTCACCAACTGTTCCAGTAACAAAATTGCCACCAGCAACATCTCTTACGATTGCTCTTCCAGTTGTGCCAGCAGTTGTATTTACAGCAAAATCAAGTTTACCAGTCACACCACCCTGAACCACTGCAGCACCTATACTTGCACTACCTGATGGTGGATTGGCAGGATTTGTAATTGTTCCAATAACACCTCCTGCTGTGCCACTAAAATTTAAAACAGTTAGAACTTGTCTATCAGAGATGACACAATCTTTGCTTGTAACAGCACCAACAAGTGTTTCTAATGCTGTTGTTGCATCTGATTGAGAAGAATATACTTTTTCATTTGCAGACCAAACACTTTTACCACCAGCAGTTACAATGTCTGATTTGTTGGTATTGATAGGGTCAATAAATGAAGTTAATATTTTTTGATCAATAGTAGTGGCAGGATTTTTAAATAAATTATATCTATCTTCATCTACCTGAAGTTGTGTTACGCTTTCAGGAAAATTAAGTGTTTGGTCAAGAGAAATTATTCTTGCAGATAAAATGCCTACTGCTTTATCTGAATAACTTGTTACTGCAAATCCCATTTCAATAAAATTTTTAAATATTTAGAGTTCTAACCACTGACTTGGATGAGTGGTTCCTTGATGATAGTCTGGTGATTGAGGATTCAGTGTGATCCTGATGTCACCAGCAATAACAATTCTGTCTGCCACTCTCTCAGTTACCTTCAATGTCTTATGATACATTGAACTAGGAAAGATCAACACAGTTCCTTCAGTTGGTGTGAATGTGTAAAAGTTACAATTGTACTTATTAAATCCTTTCAATAAGTTTTTTTGTCCAGTCTGAAATAGTCCACCAATCAATTC